TTCTTGGTGGAATCTTATAACAACTGATAAAAATGGAGATGTTGTAAAAGAGATTTTCAATCGAAATGACACTAAATTGTTTATTGAGTTGATTGAATTAGCCGCTACTTATTTTTCATGGGCAGAATCTATACATAGGAGACAACAAGATGGATAAAGACGCAGATAGTGCAATTAAAAAACTATTAAAAAACAAAGATTTAAAGTTTTCTTTAGGAGAAGATGTGCCAGAGGTAGAAAAAATACCATTTCATTTACCTCAGTTAGACCAGTTATTAGGCGGGGGACTCCCTAAGAATCGATTTACACTAATCTATGGTCCTCCTAATGTAGGTAAATCATATTTATCTTCTTTAGCTGTATCAAGTGCCCAAAAAGAAGGCGGAGAGGCTATGTGGATAGACGCAGAAAGGTCTTATGATAAAGACTGGATGACTAAATGTGGTGTAGACCAATCTAAAATTATAATATCTCAACCTCTTAACGGTGAGGAAGCAATGGCACAGCTTAAGGAAGGGTTACAGGCGGGTGTTGCTGTAGTTGTATTGGACAGTATTGCAGCCTTAGTACCCAAAGATATAACAAAAGAAGTTGAGAAGGGTAACTTTGATTACAACCCAATGGCTTGGCAAGGAAGATTTGTAAATAGTGCTTTTCCAAAACTGTTCCCGTACCTAGAGAATGGTTCAGCGTTTATTGCTATAAACCAACAGAGACAAAGCATTGGAGGCATCGGAAGACAAGGAAATACTTGGCCGGGAGGTCAAGGGCAGACTTTTTATGCTCATGCAATGTTGGAAGTTAGACGGGATGGTTGGATAAATGAAAAAATAGACGGTGAGGACAGACGAGTTGGGTTCGACATGCAGATACGAATGCATAAGTCTAAGATAGGTGGTGAGCACTGGAACGCAGCTGTGGTACCCTTCAAAGCAGGTGGTGGCATAGATGTTATAGAGACTTTTATGCGAGAGGGCATTAATCAAGGAGCAATCGAGCAATCAGGGACATGGTACACCTATAAGGGTACTAAAATACAGGGCATGAATGGTTTGAAAGGGTTATTTTTAGAAACACCAACTTTGTTTGAAGAGTTACAAAATGAACTTACCCCCTAAAGAATATACTAAACAAGAGAATATTATTGCTGATTGCTTAGATGAATTTGGTATGAGATATTCACAACAAACAAGTTTTCCTCCATATACAGTAGATTTTTATGTTTCAGAGATACAAAGAGTAATTGAAGCTGATGGAATATATGGACACAATATAAAAAGAGACCGCAAAAGAGATAAAGATTTGAAAGAGTATCCTGAGATAGAAGATATTATTCACATAACAGCAATCACTAAAAAAGATATAAAGGAACAATTATGGCAGGCATTGAACAAATTAAGCCAATAAAAATAAAAGAAAAGTCAGCAACAGAGGATATGTGGTTATCTGAGATAATTGATGATTACTTAACAGGCACAATGTTTGCTCCTAGAGGTGGTGTTTTCCACCCATCTGTAATTAGCAATCCATGTGATAAATACGTATGGTTATGCTATCATGGTAAAATGGCAGACCAACCATTACCAGCTAAATTAGAACGAATATTTCAAAATGGTAATTTTTTAGAAGAAAGGGTTGGTTCGTGGTTAGAAGGTTTGAATATCTTAATAGACCGAGAAGTTTCAGTAAAACAAGAAATACCACCCATTTCTGGAAGAATTGACTTTTTAATCAACCATTATAAATTCGGTACACATCCGATTGAATTGAAATCTATTAATACAGCAGGCTTTGCTAAATTAAAAAAACCTAAACCAGAACATCAAATACAGATTCAAATGTATTTAAATATGGGAGATTATGGTCAAGGTACAGTTTTATATGAAAACAAAAACGACCAGAAAATAAAAACGTTTTTAGTAGATAAAGACCCAATTCAATGGGATGAAATACTAAGACGTTGTTTTAATATTCAAGAAATGTTGATGCCCCCTGAGAAGTGTTCAGGAGCAACGTGGTGTAATTGTAGAAAAGTGGAGGGATACTAATATGCAGGAGCGTGAGACAGAATGGACACCAATGAAAGCTCTAGGGAAAGCCCAAAAAGAAGTTGATTCTTTGGGGTTACCACCACTAACTGTTGACTTAGAAGAGAATGAAACCTTAGAGTTCTCTAAATTAAACACTTATGATAATAAAATATTAGCTGATTTCTTAGCTATGTATGGTGGTTACAAAGCTTATCTAGAAACTAAAATAGCTGGTATTGAATCTAAAGTAGGTGCTTTGAATGCAGCTTTCGATGAAGGTTATAGCACGGCTTTGTATAGAACTGTCAAAATGTATGAAGAAGAAGATAAGAAAAAGCCTACTAGAGATGAATTAAAAGGTGAGATTATGGACACCCACGAAGTTCTAAGGGAACTGAGACGGGAAATTATTGACCAAGAAGCCACACTAAAAAAGACAGAAGGGCTACTAAATACTTATACAACTGCTTATAATACTGTTAGTAGAGTGGTCACCTTGCGTACAAATGGGGATAGACTATGATATATTTAGGTTTAGATACTTCTAGTAAGGCAATTCATGGGGCAGCTGTAAATCCTGACGAAGAAATAGTAGCTCTGTATAAATGGGGATGCGATACAAAAAAATCATTCCCTGAAAGGTTTCCCGAGTTGATAACCAATTTTTCTAAGGAAATTAGTACAATAAATAATATAGACTTTGCAACAATAGAAGCATCAATATTTGCTCAAAACAGAAGTGTGGTTGGAACTCTAGCCAGCGTTGTTGGGGCAGTATGGGCAGTCTTAGTGTTACAAGGTATTCCCACAGTTCGTGTAGATAATAATACATGGAAAAAAGATGTTGTTGGGAAAGGCAATGTAAAAAAAGATGAAATCAAAAGATTTGCTGAAGAAAAGTGGGGAGATAAATTCCCCGAACAAGACTACGCTGATGCAGCATGCATAGCGTTATGGAACAAAAGGAGGTTCTAGTATGAGTATAGCAGGTGGACTACAGAAAGTTGTAAGAAGATTTACTATGGCTTTTCCGGGTAAAAAGGAAGAGACAAAAAGAGATTACAAAGACAAATTTCCTAAGAAATTACCTACTCTTGAAGATGTAAAAAAAGAGTATGGGGCGGTGGTTTGGTGTAAATTTGCTAAATGTGGTAGTAACCAACAAGTAAAAAATTTACAAAGAACTACAGGAACTTTATTGAAGAGACAAAATTTTACACCGATTGCAGAACAAGAACACATTTGGGCTGGAATATGTACTAGAGGTGAAATAGGAATGCAATTCAATGAAATAAGATTACCCGGTGGGTCTAAGGTAAAGGTTCCTAGTTGTTATACAGCTCATACAGATAAAACAGGATACTGGGATTTTTCTCAATTCCTAAATTCAGACGGAACACCATTGGGTGGAAATATTGATTCCCAACATGTTTCTGATGCTGGGTACGGAATGAACGACTCTAATAGTATCTATGACCAATTTAAGGACTAATAATTATGCCTAAACATATACCTGATGAAATAAAATTAAAAGCTATGGAGCTATTTTTAAAGGGAGACAAAACAGCCAAAGATATTGCTAAAGAAGTTTCTACGGAAGAGCACAAGGTTGCTCCGCCTACTATTTATATGTGGGCTAAAAGAGACAGATGGGGTGAACAAAAAGCGGTAGCTATTGCCGATACTCAGAGAAACTTAGCAGAATCTGAAGGACAGAGATTTGCTCGACTACAAACAGAGCAATTAGATACTTATACACAGATTGCTAACAAAGCAGGTAATGAGATACAAGGCCTTACCTTTGACAGACCTTTAGACGCAGCTAGAGCAGCGGATATTGGAATAAAGGGGCAACGTGAAGTATTACAAGGCATGATAAACATGGAGTTTGTTCAAGATATTATGACAGTCTTAATTGAAGAGATTGCAGACCAAGAAACCTTACAGAGAATTGGTATAAAGCTAAAGACTATAGAACAAAAACATAGGGACATATAGAAATGGCTAAAGACATTCTTAGTGTCGGTGGGGCGTTTGATATGCTTTCCGATGGTTTACTAGAACAAAAACGATATGAAGTAGGCACTTTTAGAGAGTTTATTGAAAATATATGGGCTCAATCATATGACAATCCAGAGTATTTTAAAGCTTGGCATGTAAGTTTACTTGCAGAAGATATTGAAGAATGTTTAGAAACAGGCTTGAATTATGTTGGGGTATTACCCAGAGGGCATTTTAAATCAACTATTTTAGGGCATGCCTTTAGTGTTTGGAGATTGTTGCAGGCTCCTAGAGATATGTCTATACTTTACCTATCTTATAGTGATGGTATGGCAAAATATCATATTGCTGAGATAAATAAAACTATTGCAAGAAACCCCATTATTCCGGAGCTTCTTATAAACAGAAACCCGAAGGCTGATTTCTCAGCTAGATTTTATAAAAACAATAAACCTATGGAAATTATGCATGGTGGATTGTTTTCTTTCAAACGGGGTATGCACGTGAATGGGGCACTAATTGCCGATGACGTATTGAGAGACCCTGAAAACCCATTGAATATAGGACAGATAACTAAAGTAGAAGACCACTTTATGACAGAATCAATGTTCATTCCTTTAAAAGATGCTCCTGTCATTGTTGTGGGTACACCTATGATGCCAAACGATATACTGGCTAAGTTACAAAGTGATGAACGATTCAAAGCTAGAGTATTACCTGCCCTAGACCCAGTGCCGGGGAGAAGAGTATTGGCTCCAGAAATAATGAGTGAGAAGTACTTGCTAGCACAACAAAAAGCTAGACCTAAATCTTTTGCTTCAGAGTTTATGTTGATTCCGCATTTTGCTACAGAGTCTTATTTCAACGAAGAGGATATCACTAAGTGTGAAGACGACTCATTAAGGTCATACCCATCTACTAAAAGGTTCACTGGTTGGGAAACCGGAGACCAGATTTTTGGTGGATTTGATGTAGGTAAGAAAAAACACCCATCTCATTTAGTTCTGTTTAGAAAACGGGGTGAGGAGTTACATCAAATACATTCGTCCTTTTTAGACGGGTGGAGTTACTCCGACCAAATAGAATTTTTAAATGAAGTTGCTGATAACTTTGATTTAGATGGGGGCTATATTGATAACACTCGGGGGGAGCTAGAAGACCGTGGTTTAGACGCTCGCTGGAGACCTATGAATTTCACAAGAAAAAGTAAAAATACTATGGCTGGAGTCTTTGAAAAATTTGTTCATTCTGGTATATTAAAACTAATAAAGGATGAGCGACAGAAGCAACACATCCTGTCTGTGAGCAATGATTTAAAAGCACCCGACACACCAATGGGTCATGGTGATGCTTTTTTTTCAATTGCCATGGCTCTACAAGCAGCACATGACACAGCATATAAGTTTGTAGACTTAGGGAGTGCGACTGATTGGTTTAATGCCATTAGTCCGGGAGAAACCCCGGAAAGTCGTAAAGTGATGCAGGATGAGATGAAAGGACTTACAGAAGACCAACAGAAGAAATTGTCTTCTTTAAATCCCTTGCAGATGGAACCAGTTAATCCATCTGAGAAAGCAGCTTTGGCACCCAATCCTCAGTGTAAAGAGATGGTGTGTAGTCCTTCTTTTTGGGTTCCAGAAAGAGGTCTTTGCCTTTATTGCGGACACAGAAAATAAGAAATAAAAAATAAATTAGAAGGAGGACCTTAGTTCCATGACAACCGATATAACACAACCCGAAGCATTAGAAGAAGTAAATTTATCAGACCAAGCCAAAGTGATATTGGAACATAGGTATTTATTGAAAAATAAGGATTCAGAAATAGTTGAATCCCCTACAGAATTATTTAGACGTGTTGCTAAAGCAGTAGCATCAATTGATTCTGATTATCTCCATCTACCGGTTGAGGCTTCCTTAACAGAAAAAGACTTTTTTTCAGTAATGAAGCACCTAGAGTTTGTCCCTAACTCACCAACACTAATGAATGCTGGAACAGAGCAAGGAACTTTATCTGCATGCTTTGTGCTACCTTTAGAAGATAGCATGGAAGGAATAATGAAAGCTTCGCACGATGCGGCAATGGTACAAAAATTCGGAGGAGGAACAGGATTTTCCCTTTCAAAGCTTCGACCTCGAGGAGCAAAGATTCAGTCTACACATGGTATTGCCTGTGGTCCAATAGAAGTACTTAAAACATTGTCTAGAGTGTCATCTATGATAACCCAAGGTGGTAAAAGAGATGGAGCTAATATGGCTGTAATGTCTATATATCACCCAGATATTCTAGAGTTTATCAAATGTAAATCTACAGAAGGGGACATTCACAATTTCAACATATCTGTAGGAGTAGATTCTAATTTTATGCAACTCGCTAAGAATGACATGAAGTATAATTTAATTAATCCACATGATAATTCTATTGCTGGTAGCTTATCAGCACGAGACGTATTGAATAAGATTGTTGAGGGGGCATGGAAAAACGGTGAACCCGGAATGATATTTCTCGACCAAGTAAATAAAGACAATCATGTAAAAGAACAATATGGTGACATGATTGCAACAAACCCATGTGGTGAACAACCTTTATTAGGAAACGAGTCTTGTAATTTAGGGTCTATAAACTTAGCTACTTTTTACAAGAAGTCTGAGGGGCTCACTCATGGCTGGAAAGAAAAAATAGATTGGGACAGACTAGACCATGTTATAAGAACATCTGTTCATTTTTTAGATAATGTAATCGATGCTAATAAATATGCTACCCCAGAAATTGAACAAATGACTAAAGCTACACGAAAGATAGGTTTAGGCGTTATGGGCTTTGCTGATTTACTAATACAAATGCAAATCCCCTATGGGTCAAAATTAGCTCGAGATGTGGGCGGGGGTTTGATGAAGAAGGTTCGTGAGATAGCTGACGAAAAATCACAAGAGTTAGCAAATAAGCGAGGAGTTTTCCCTGCTTGGGATAATAGCACTTATAATGTTCCTTTTAACAAAGAAGCAAGTCAGATGTTTAGAAATCATTGCAGACTAACAGTTGCTCCAACAGGAACAATATCAATGATAGCTGACACATCTAGTGGTATTGAACCTACATTTGCATTAGCTTGGAAAAAACAAAACATATTAGAAGGAAAAACATTAAACTATGTGAACAAGTATTTTGAAGCAGACGCTAAAAAACATGGGTTCTATTCAGAAGATTTGATGGATTACTTAGCAGAGGGTGGTTCTTTAGCCACTGCTCCGCAGGTACCGGATTGGGCTAAGGCAGTATATGCTACTGCTCCCGAGATTTCTCCGGAAGACCATGTTCTTATGCAGTCAGCTTTTCAAGCACACTGTGATTCCGGTATATCTAAAACAATAAACTTTGATAATTCTGCTACAATAGAAGATGTAGAAAAGGCTTATATGTTAGCATGGCAAGAAGGATGTAAGGGTATAACTGTCTACAGAGCTGGTAGTAGGGACAAAGAAGTTCTTGTAAAAGGTAATTCTGAAAATAAATCTGAGCAGTTACAACTTGATGGTTTTGAACTAGAAGAACAGGTAATATCCGAAGCTGAAAACTACGATTGTTGTGACAATCCAAACATAGTATTTGAGTCTGGATGTGAGACTTGTAAGTCTTGTGGGTGGAGTGCTTGCAAGATTGCGTAAGTAAATACGAAAAATCTAGTATAATATAAATAGAGAAGATTTTAGGAGAGAAAAATGGTAAACGGAGAAATAGGAAATATGTTATCTGACTCTGGTCAGCAGTATATAGCAACTAAGGATGATAAGGGGACATGGAGAATATTAGATACTTGGCACGCTGATTTAAAAATGCTGAGTGCTGAGGATGATATTCCTGATGATAGTCCCGCAGTAGCTACTCTTAGTGAGGGGCAATTTATAGCCCTAATAAAAGAAGCCGGTAGTCTGGGAGTACTTGAAAATGCTACTTTTGGTACTGGTGAGGCTGAACTTGAAGCCATAATATTAGATAGAGACCAAGAAATCCAAACCTTGAATGAGGAAATATTAAAGTTGAAGGAACAAAAATCTGAAGTTATTCGAGATGTTGAACATTCAGAAGACTACCAACTAAAAGAGAAAGCGATGGACAATATATTAAAGTTAGTATCCATGCAGGATATGACTAAACTAAGCAGGGATTAATAATGAAATTATCTGAATATCTACCTCAAGTCCCCCACATGCAACAGCAGATGGCGGATTTAAATAAACAAATTAGTTTATTGGATGTTATGAAATCTCAGGGAGATACTGGTAAAGCACCTACAGTTGGTCTTGACCAAATAGTAAATACTTGGGTAAGACATCAAATGGCTTACCGCCAACAATTAGTACAAGACCTTCAAACTGTTGCATATTCTGTAGAAGAAATCCGAGGACCTGTTTCCCATATTACTGGGGAGGTCTTTAGAAGAGGCATAACAATTGTCCCAACAGCGGACAACCCGGACCCTGAACAGAAAAAAAGATTAACTAGATGGTTAAAGGACTGTAATGTATTTGACCAGAGTATGGAAGAGGTTTTAAGACAATTCCATTTTGATGTAAATACATTAGATGACGGATTCTTATATTTAGCCAAAGAGTATAAAGACACTGGGGATGGTACAGTTTCTTCTAGACTTCAAGAAATTAGAAGATTGAACCCAGCTCTTGTAGAATTTGATTTAGATTCAGCAGGACTCCCTAAAAACTCTCATTATCTCTGTCCAATCCATAGAGAAATGGTACAAGAAGACAGTGGGACATGTGCTAAAGAAGATTGTAATGTAACACTTGTGCCAGCAATGTATAAGTATTATCACAGAAGTGCTCATATGTATTTCTCTGATGAAGAAATTATACATCTTTCAAAATTCTCACCATCTGAAACATATGGATGGTCACCAATACTTACAATATTTGAAAAGGCTTTGACCTTAGTAGGTATGGATAAAAACTTATATAGATATTTCTTTGAAAGAAAAATGCCAGCCAGTATGTTAATGGTAACTACTGATGACCCAGAGTCATTACGTAGAGAAAGAGAACACATTGCGGCTCAAACAAGAATGGACCCTAACTACATACCTATGGTTGCAGTATCTGCTAGAAACCAAAGAGGTAGAGTGGACCTTGTAAGACTTTTCCATAGTCTAAATGAAATGGAATATTTACCTATTAGAGATGAAATCAGGGAACGTGTTTCAGCTATGTGGGGTGTTACTCCAGCATGGCAGGGTGCTCCTGATGCATTTGGTGGCTTATCACAACAAACTCAACAACTAGTAGTGATGAGTCGTGTGGTTGAGAGTGACCAAAGATTATTACATGAGAAAGTATTCCCACAATTACTAGATGCGTTTGGCATTACTGATTATGCAGTACAACTACCTCAACCAGAGGAAAAGGCTGAGAACACTAGGATTGCCCATGCTCAACAAAAAATACAAATAGTAAATCAATTTGCACAATTAGGATTTGATATAAAACTAAAAGAACAAGATGTTGATGTTTTTGAGGCAGATTTTATTGTAAGTGGGGAACCTGTCCCAACTGCTAAGATGCAAGCCGAACAAGCTGCTATGCAACTTGAACAACAACAGCAACAAATGCAAATGCAAGAAGAGCAGATGCAGCAACAACAAGAAGCAATGATGGGTGGGGGTGATGAAGTTCCAGAAGGCGACGAAGGTGAAGAAGGTGAACCTATCCAAGCTATGTTGAAAGCTTACAAGCCACCATCACAAAGAAAGTTCAAAGGTAGAACCGGTGGAATAACTCCAGATTGGAGTGACAAATCTCCAGATGAGGAGAGAGATATTGATGAATATGCTGAAGCTCGTGCTAAGAAAAATGAGCTAACTCTGTCTAAGTCTTGGGTAGAGTCTTTAAGTGAGAAGGGTTTTTCCAGTCCTGTTATAAAGGAACTGAGCTCTGACTTAACTAAAATGTGGTTTTCTGAGAATAATGTTGACTATGTGGCAGACTTAAGTGCCAGTGGTGTAACTACTATTGAGAAAGCTGTATTTCCAGACCCAACACAGTTTCCTAAAAGAGGAACAAAAGGTAAAACTAAAACCGCAACAGAACCAACTGACACAAATATAGAAGATGAATAATATTCAAAAAGGTCAAGTTAATAATAAAAAGTTTTCTTATGATGATGATGGACTACGAGAAGCCATTGCATACGCCACACAATTGATGCAAGATAAAAAACAAGTTACATTTAAATGGCACGATGAAGAATATGAAAAAAGCCTTACTAAAGAAGGTGGTGCTGATGGTGGTGGATTTGGAGATGGGGGCGGAACAGTAGCTGTTTCTACAGACTCTGGTTTTTTTACCCCAACCTATGGGGAAAGGGATAAAAGAAAAAAGACAAAGAAGAAACGAACTGGTATTCATCGGTTAGCAGATTTTATTACTGGTAACTCGCCAGAAAGAAAAATGATGCAGAAAAATTCTGAATTTACTTTAAACTTAGTAGATTGGGTGGGCAAGGAATTAAAAAAAGATGATATCAAATTTAGACAACAAACGAGTTCCGAAGATATAAACCCCCAAACAAAAATAACTGATGACCAAAAAAACCCCGTAGAGTTTGATGGTGAACCAGATAAAAATGCTGCTATAGAGCAAAAAGATATGGAGCAGAAAATTCGTAATCTAGATGATGACGAGGATATAAAACACAACAAACCTGATGAAAAGGGGGATGCTGGACAAACAGCCCCAGCAGGACTAAGTGTTCAGCTTCAATATGGTTCTGGACCTGAGAGGGGCCCTCTTGTTACGGGTGCATCTAAAGATAAAGAGAGGGGAGTTGTCGAAGAAATTGATGAAGAATCTGAAGAAGTACCGTTTGAAAAAATAGTAGGGAAGGACTTGTACAAGAAGTTATTAGGTGACTAAGTTGCACAACACATCAAAATATGATAGTGTAGTATTATGCCCTAAGTGTAAGGGACCAATGTTTGTCAATCAAGACAAAGATTTGCAGTGCAGAATATGTGCAAAGATACTAGTTACGGAGATACAGTTTAGTTATGATACCCGAGCAGGTAAAATCAGAGATAATAAAAAGAAGAGCGATTGGGGCTACGTGGACGAAGATAGCAGAGTGGCTGGAACAGGAACATGGCATTCAGGTTCACAGAACAACCATTCAAAAGTGGTTCGACAAAAACCATTGGGAACCGGAAGAAGAACTCTTGGTAAACGAGGAAGGCACAGATAATCGTATCAAGCTAGATAAGAAGCTGGCTACCTATAAAGGCGAAGCTGATTATTACAAAAAACTCTACAATGGACTTCTAAAAGAAAATATAAAACAAGATGTTATCGTCCAAACAATTCAAGAATATACTAAAGGCTTTCCGTCAGTACCTCTAAAACATTTAAACAACTCTGATAAAACTCCATTTGGACATCAAAAACAAATTGTAGTCTCACCCCTATCTGATACTCACGTTGGGGAACAAGTATATAAAGAGCAAATGCGGGGTTTGAACGAATATAATTTCGACATATTTAATAAAAGAATGTATGGATGGGCTAACCAAGTATTAAAACACACGGCTTATCGAAGACAAATTGCTCCGATAGATGAACTAATGGTTCCTATGTTAGGTGATATGATTAGTGGGGATATTCATGATGAGTTAGCTAGGTCTAATCAAATGAATAATATGGAGCAAATGATTAGAGGAGCAAGTATTATTGCTCAAGCTTTGATGTATTTAGCACCACATTTTACAAAGATTACAGTTCCTTGTGTAGTTGGTAATCATGGAAGAATGACCAGAAAGCCACCTATGAAAGACAAATTCATGGATTGGGATTATATGTTATATCAATGGGTTGCAACGTTTTGTAAGAACCAAGATAATATAGAATTTCATATACCTAGAAGCTTTATGACTACATTCAAGATACACGATAAAGTAGTTCTTATAATGCATGGAGACAGTATTTCCGGAGCAGGAAGTAGTGGAGCTATTACAGGAGCTATTGCTAAACTAAGAAGTGTCTTTCAATTCAGAAAAACATTACAGAGAGAAATAGAAGACTCAATGGATGATGATGCAGCTATAGAGTTTGATAGTGTAATGATAGGACATTTCCACAGAATAGATGAAATAGATATAGGAACAGGTGAATTGCATATCTGTGGCACAATGAAGGGACCCGATGAGTTTGCCTTACAGCGACTTCATGCCGCTACTAAACCTAAACAATTAGTTACATATTGGCACCCCCAGTATGGTTATATCGGTAGAGATATTATTTATTTGAATCGTTACGACAACAGTAAACGAAAGTTTTTCGACAAGGTTCCTGAAAAATGGGGAGACTTATCAATATAAACTAGTATAATAGTTTATGCCTAGGAAACAACAACAACTGACTACCAAACAGCGGAGAGCTTACAAGACTCTTTCACAGTTTGTTCTGCAGGAGATTGGTAAAGAAATTATAGTAGAATGCGAAAAAATTCTTCCAAATTCTCCTATACCATTGTCTGATGCAGTTGAGATAGAGGCCAATCCAACGGACCTTACTATAAGGTTCAACGAAACTTTTGACCCTATATTGCTTCCGGCACAACACGCAGGAGAATCTGTGTTTCAAATACGAGGAGCAAATCCTAATACAGGAACACCATATAGTTATTCTGCTGAGACAAAACAGCATTTTCGAAAAACAGAACGAGGCATCGTTCCTGTACGAGCTCATACCAAACACTATGAGCTTGGGTATAAACCTGTAGAAGGAAAAGGGGGTTGGTATACGGCTAGTCCTAAAAATAACTTTGGATTACGGATGGCACAATTAAGAATACAAAAGAATTTTGTACAAGAGGCCTATGACAAAGTGTATAAAAAATTACCCAAAGAATATAGAAAACAATTGCCTAAAGCAATTCAAATAAAAGAATAGGAGGAAAAAAATGGATATAAGTAAAGTAACCCAAAACCAAGAGTATATTATTTCTAGACACTCTAAGATGGTGGGGAAGATATTAGATTTAGTAGAGGCATCACTCCCAGAAGGGAACCAATGTGATAAATTAAAGAAGCTTGTTCAAGTTCCTTTATACGATTTTCGTAATGAAATGATTCAATTAGACTCAAAAGGTCTACCCGATTCCGAATAGTTGCCATAAACATATTATAATTGAGTAGGATTTTTCGATTTCCTCAGTATAATAAAATAGCGTTAAATATAACGTTATATTTCTTTCCATAATTTAAAGGGTCGGATGGCTAAGACCAACCTTTTTTGTTAAATGCAAAGAACAAATTTAAATCATAGGAGGTTTTAAACTATGGCAGACATAAACGAAAGGCTTGAAAAGCAGATGGAAGGCACTAATCTTGCTCTAGCAGCTGTAGCCGAAGTCCTACAAAAAATGGACGGACGATTGGCTAAAGAAGAAGCTAGCAAAGAGGAAGAGGAAATAGAGAAAGCCGAAGCTCTTGCAAAAGCTGAGTTAGTGAAGTCTATCGCTAAAGAGGTGCAAGCAGTTCTTAAAGCTTCAGAAGGAGACAGCTATGCTGGCTCAGATGCTTCTGGAGATGAGAAAAAAGCAGCCCCAACAGGCGGTACTCCACAAAACGCTGACGATTCCGAAAGCGATGCTGGTATTGACTCTAAAATAGAGGAACAGCAAAACACCATCCAAGCTATGAAAAAAGCAGACGATGATGACGAAGAGATGGAAAAAGGTCATGATGATGATGACAAAGAAGAGAAGGGTATGTACAAGGACGATGATGACGAAGACGCAGCTGACGAACCTGTAGAAGAGAAGGGTATGGATGACGAAGACGATTCTGACGAGATGAAATCAATGAAGAAACAGTTAGAGACTCTAAAGAAACAATTAGAAGCAACAGAAACTAATATTTCTAAAGCAGTTCAAACTGAATCTGAAGCAAGACTCAGAAAAATGGGATTCAGGGAAGAGACTGGGTTACAGGCTCCAAAAGTAGTAAACAGCTTAGGAGTAGATGATTCTACACCTATACAAAAAGCTGCAGCAACTGCTGACACAGCCGGACAACTTGCAGAACTTTCTTATTCAGAATTAAGAAGAATGCAACACAATATAGAAACTGGAAACACTGATGGTGTTCCTAGAGAGCTATTAGGATAATAAATTATAAACAAACTACAGGAGATTTACAAACATGGCAAATCCAAGTTTAACAGAATATCTTGCTCAGTCTCAACGAGGACTGTATCAGTCTGTATTCGGACCTGAATACTTACAGAAACAATCCTACTTTACAGTTGACTCTGCAACAGGTGTATTCAACACAACATACGGAAGAAAAGTTTGGCAAGCACTAAACAACCAAACAAGATTCTTCAATGCTATCCCTAGAGTGGTCTGGGGAAATACTGCTGGTTGGAGGGTAAGAACTGATAGAGGTTCTGGCCGTTCAAGACCAGTGACTGAAACAGGTTCTATCCCAACAGTGGATATCTCCAACATTGAATCAGTATCTAGTTTACCTAGAATTGTTTCAACTACATTCGGTGCTTCAGTGAAATCAGTGTTCACTGCACAGCTAGAAGGTGGTGTTGGTGATGTACTTGCGTTGGAAAATGAAAACGCTCAGTTAGACCACATAAAAGAAATTAACGAAGAGTTGAACGCAGGTTCAGCTTACTTGACTTCTGCTGGTGGAGCAACATCATTCACAGTTCCTGCTTCAATGGCAAAGAACTTCAAAATCGGTGACGCAGTAGCACAATATGATGTTTCAGCTACAGGACATGACAGAACTTCAGGTTCTGCTATTTCTGCCGTAAACACATCTACAGGTGCTGTTACAGTTGCTTCAGGTACTACATTCGCTGACGGTGACGTAGCTTACATTTACTCAAGAGCAGGTATGACATCTATTGATGACATTGTTGCTGAAGACGGTTCTACCGTTGGTGGTGGTGTAGCTAGGTCAAGAGCTTATGACCTAACTCTAGCTGGTAGAACAGCTGGTGGATGGAATGCAGCTGCTTCAAGTTCATACAACTCAGGTACTGGTAGAGCACTAAGTCTAAACTTATTAGACACTGCAATCCAAAAAATCAGAGAGAATGGTGGGGAACCAAAACTAATCCTTTTGGGACACGACCAATACTTCAACTTAGAAAGATTGCTTAACTCTAACCAAAGATACTTAGGACAAGAAGAGTACCAAGTGGGTGTAGGTTCTGAAAGAACTTTCCCGGGTACAAGAACTGGACTAGTTCTAGCTACTTACCAAGGTATCCCAATTATCCCAGACGCTGACGTTGCTAAGTCTGTATCAACAGCTGATGCAGTTCTTGGTTCAAACGTTTATGTTTTGGATACTGATTATCTAGAAATTGCGATTGCACAACCAACGCAATATGTAGAGAACAGAGATTACTTTGCAGCAAACGCACTAGTTGTTAGAGGATTACTCTACACTATGGGTGAGATGCGATGTAAGAACATTTGGACACAAGCAAAAATTGCTGACCTAAACTCTTAAGTTTAGTTCGATACTTGCGGGGGGACTTCGGTCCCCCTGCTAATTTATACAAACTAGTACATTTTGTGAGGACTGATAAGTGGCCGAAAAGGACACACAAGTGAATTTAGCAGTTTATATGGAACGATTAGATTCTTATATATCAAGTCAGAACGCCCTCAATGAAAACCTATCTAAAAACTTAGAAAAGGTTGAAACCAAAGTCGATGATATCTCTCAATGGCGTAGTAAAATGTACGGAATGAAAAGTATTCTCCTAGCAATGGGGATACTAATTGTACATACTTCAGCTATTATGGGTAGCTTTGTAGCTATCATAAATTTTAATAAATAGGAGAATATATAAATGGCTAATGAAAGACATACGGATTACAGAGAATGGGACATAGATAGTTCTACTAGACAGTCAGTACATCCGGTTAATAGATATGTGGCAATCTCAAATGCTGCGAGCACCACTGCAGAAGATGTATATTCTATCGTAGCAAATGGTGGAGAAAAAGCAACTAACTGGGTAACAAACCCGGGAATAGAAGGAAGTACTGTATCAATGTATACAGCAACTGGTTCTGCAATAGCTAGAGATACGGGGCAACAAGCTGAAGGTGCCGCATCTCTTCTAGTAAACCCAGCCAACTCTGCAGTAGGAGAAGGGTTTTATTGGGATTCTCCAATGATTGCAAGAAGTATAAACCCTCAACATATTACAGTTCAATGTGAACATAGAGGTGCTTCTGCTTCAGGGACAGTAGAAATCAATATTACAGATTCATCTGGTACAGAACTAGCTTCTTCTGGAAGTTCTAGTTTGGCTACTAGTTGGACAAGAATAACTACTTCATATACAATACCAGCAAACACAGATGCAGCTGCATATAGATTATATGTAGTTACACCAGCTCAACACAACATTAACTTCTACATAGATAAGATTATGTTTGAGGTTAGAGAAGACACTACAGCCGTTTCAACTTACCTAGATGGTAACCAAACAAGTGCTGAGGGTAATCTTTATGAGTGGACAGGTACTACAAATTTATCTACATCAATCAAGAAGCCAACAATGTCTGTAATCAGAGGGGTTCAATTTACGAACCGTTCTGGAACAGCCGCAGATATTATTTATTTAGCATTCGACAAAACAGCAACCTCTGCTAATGGTATTCCTATTTATGGTGGTGACACCTTCAATTGTGAATTGCCTTTAGACTTTAGAGGAAAGATATCAATGATAGCAGCCCAGAATACTCCTACACTTACAGGGGTGATTTGGGGAATAGCGGACTAAAACAATGACAACTGAAACTATTAAGACTGTAGCTGGAGAAATACCAAGCCCGTCAAATTGGGCTAATGATGGTTTTGCAGCTGACGATTGTGGGTGTGATGAAAGTCCTAGCGTTCTGTTCTTAGAAAAAGCTGCGGTTAATGGAGGGGAAACTATAGATGGCAAAGTTTCCATGAAAGATATCGCTAAAGCTTTAGAAGAATATCAAAGATTACACAAAGCCGGAATAGCTTCTCCAGCTGAACTACTAACACTATCTAGGGCATTTCCTGAAAATAGAAAGTATACTGAGGCTTTAAAGAAAGAGAAGATTTCCGATGATGATAAATTAGTTATTGGAGGTCCAGCATCTATTGAATTAGTTGATAGAGAAGGACATCTTATTACAACCAATGCCTTAGACAAAGCCTTTGATAAATATATGGCAAATTTTAGAACTCGTAATGCAATGGTATTACACTCTGACGTTCAAGTGGGGTGGGCGTTGCCAGCATATATAAGTAAAGGCGGCCAGATATTTAAATCTGGGGTCAATGGGAATGGGTTATTCTTTATAACAGAACTTCGTAACGACACAAATATTGCAAAGAAAGTCGCTGAACAAATACATAGCGGTAAACTAAAGAGCTATAGTATTGCAGGAAGTGCTTTAAAGACACAAAATATACAAAAGGGACTACAAGATGTGATGCAAGTAGACGAATTAGAACTTGCGGAAGTAACTGTGTGTGAAACAGGAGTCAATCAAGCAGCATCTTTTGAAATCATTAAATCAGAAAATGCGGCAACTAAGTCATGTATTGATGGAAGTTGCCTTATTACAAAAGAACATGAACATGAAGAACCTAAAAAGGAGGTGGACCTTATGTTTAAATCGGATGGAGAGATTGATTTTACTCAATCATTTATGAACTTTATGCAGAAAGAGATGCCTCAATCAGGTATTGAAGCGTTCCCTCTTTTGTATAGTACACAAGCTAGACAGGAAGAACACCACAGACTTTTGGACAAGTATGGATTTCCGGGGGAGTTGGAACCTGAGTATGCAAGGAACACTCCGGTGATTGAAGACGACCCATCACCCGGTGGAACTAAATATGTTCCATGGGCTGTAAACGAAGCAGGGAATAATCTTGGACTAAGATTTTATGAGGACGCATTAACTACACCACAAATAGGTGGGCATAAGAAAAGAGGTGTTATTGAAGGAGGTAACTCTACGGAGACCCCAACATCTCAACTAAACACAACAGACGGTTTCAATAGTTTATTATCTACCTTAGTAAATAGAAAGACTAAAAAAGCTATTACAGGGGAATATAATGAAACGCCTATAAGGGTTACTAAGTCAGACGATTTTTTCAATTGGATGGCAAGAGAAAATAATCACTTATACAAAGAGTCTTGCGGCTGTGAGTCTTGTTTCCAGAAATCATCTGATTACAAGGGGACCGTACAGAAACCAACAAATTTTTTAGATTAGAGGCTGTAGATAATCCATTTGCAATTGCTACAGCCCAAGCCAAAAAGATGGGATACCAGAACTTTGACGAGGGTACCCCGGGCGAAAAAAAGAGGGACAAGATAGCTGAGGCTATCAAAAGAAAAAAATAATATATTAGTATAATAAATAGATAGAAAATCTATCTTAGTATTTAAGGAGGAAATTAAATATGGCAATAACAATAACAACACCAAGCGGTGCTCATGAAGGAGCTGCTATTCATGGTGGAACTGCAAGTAAGTTCACTATTAAAAGAATACAGCTTGATGACTCTTACCCAACTGGTGGGGAAGCAGTAAGTGCTGGAGACCTAGGATTCAAGTCTTTACACATGGTTGTATGTGACACCGAATCTTCTGGTTACGTAGCTCAATATGACTACTCTAACGAAAAGATTGAGATGTGGGAAGCCGGTGCTGATGGTGCTGCACTAGATGAAGTAGCTAACACTACTGACTTATCTGCAGTATATATTAGAGTATTAGCATACGGAATAGCATAAAAAATTCAAAGGAGAATAGAAAATGTTTGGTAAACTAAGACCACAGATATTTTTAGCCATAGTAGTATTAGGAATACTCTCATCTATTGGTGTGGTATACGAATACAATGAGATTGCTACTGGGTGTGTCGGGGGTATTATAGCTCTTGGCATGAAAGTATTGGAGAGTGAATAATGGTACTGGATGAATGCTCATGCTTAGAATCCGGTATTTGTTCTTGTGAACCATTTGAATGCTTTTGTGAGTGCGGCTGTGATGGCTGCTTATCAGAACTAGAAATTGATGGTTGCCCTTGTGGGGGTAACTGTGGTTGTAGTAACTAATAGGAGGAAACTATGAATCCAATGAAAATTATAAGTCTTGGAATGACTTTCTATAATCTAAACAAAGGTCTTGCCGGTGATGGTAAGATTATTGTAGATGAAGGAATGGATATTGTCCAAGCAGTTAGTATTGCCCTAAAAGATGGCAAGGTAACTAATGCAGAGAAACATGCCATAACAAAAGAAATAAAGGAATTTTCTAAGGCTTCAATCGCAGCAATAGAGAAAATAACAATTCCAGAATCAGACTAAAAGAATTATGACAAATTATTGGAGGTGGACAGCCCTTATTACATATGTGGTTATCTGCCTCTTTGATTTTGTGATAGTTCCATCCTATATAGGATTAACCAGACCCAACCCAGCCGACTACTTAGAACGGCTTTCAGAGCTAGACGACACGATGGTACGACTAGAGTACCTAAAGATAGCTTCACAAGGTGTCAATCGACACGAACCCTTCACTCTAACTAACGGAGGTATATTTCATATTGGCTTTGGAGCCTTACTTACAGGTTCTGTGTTTGGAATGAAATCGGAGAATAAGAAATAATTAGTATAATATAACAGGAGATAATAATGGAAATAAAGATAGGAAATAGTACACACAACATAAGTATGGGTATGGTAGTGTTTGGACTTTCGATGCTAGTAACAGCAATTGGGGCGTTCTTGACACTACAGAATAACATATCTAACATGCAAGAAGACATTGAGAGGTTGGAAGCAGCACTTGTCGAAACCCAAGAAGCTTCTGGTGTAACTGGATTAATAGAAGTTAGGGGTAACTTGGATACCATAGGGGTTACCCTAGAGTATCTAGAAAAGCAGTTAGACCAACTCGATGCATCTATTCGATAATGGAAGCATGTATAATATGTGAGGAAAAAGAATCCATAAAAGAGTTCCAAATAAAAGGAACTGATTGGTGTATGGATTGTCTTATGAAACATAATACTATAGCGATGAAGAACCACAATGCTTATTACTATAACAATATAAAAAAGCTACGAGGAAAATAATAATGAATATACTAAAACAATACTTT